GCCGTAGCCGGTCTCAGCGATCACGCGGATCTCGACCGTCCCGCGCCACTCGCGGTCTGACGCCTCGCGCCCGCCGGCATAGGCGCGAATGTCCTCGCCGTCGAAGTCGATGGCGATGTGCAGCCACGCGCGCGCCTCGCCGGGCTCTGGGACGCTTTCGTTGTCGTTCTGCTGCCAGAGTACCCGGTACGTCGTTCCATGCGGCCAGCGGGCATCCCAGGCGGTTCTGATGGCATCGCGGATGACGCGCAACGTCCCGGGCGGCGCGATGATCTCGATGGCCGGCGGGATGCCGCCGATGGCGATGGCCGCAGCGGCGACCGCGATGGCTTTGCCCGCCGCGATGACCGGAGACGCGGCAGTGAGCGTGATGGTGGCGGTCGGGACCGAGATCGACTTGCCCGCCGCCAGCTGCGGCGCGAGCGCCGCGAGAACCTGAGCCGAGGCGACCGGGACGGCGATGGACTTGCCGGCGCTGACCGTCGGAGCGACCGCCGCGAGGCTGATCGTCGCCGCCGGTGCCGAGATCGTCGCGCCAGAAGCCGCCTGGATGATCGGTGGCGCGGCGGAAAGCGCGATGGTGGCCGAAGGTGCCGCGACGCTCTTTCCGCTCGCCACGGACGGCGAAATCGCGGCCAGCGTGATCGTGGCGGCCGGAACGGCGACGCGCTTGCCCGCCGAGACGGCCGGAGTCGATGCCGACAGCGCGATGATCGCCGCCGGAACCGCGACACGCTTGCCCGCGCTGATCGACGGCGCGTTGCTCCCAAGCGCGATAGTCGTGGCAGGAACGGTGACGCTCTTGCCGGTCCTGATTGCAGGAACCTCGCCGCCCATGAGCAGGGCGGCAGCGGGGACGACGACGCGCTTGCCGGTCGAGATTGCTGGAGCATTGCCCGAGAGGCTGATCGCGGCGGTAGGAACGGCGACGCTCTTGCCCGCTGCGAGGCTCGGCGCGCTGGCCGACAGAGAAATGACAGCCGCCGGGATGACGATGGACGGACCCGTCGCGGCTTGGATGGTCGGCGCTAGACCGGAGAAACTGATCGTCGCGGCAGGAGCGGAGACGGATTTCCCTGCCGATATGATAGGTGCATCAGCCGCAAGGCTGATTTCTGCGGCAGGAACAGTGACTGTTGCGCCAGTCGCGGCTTGGATGGCAGGCGCATTGGCGACGACAGTGATAGTGGAGGTCGGCGCGACGATAGTCGCCGCGCCCGCGCCATAGAGCGAGCCGAATAGAAGAGTGAGGCCTTGTAGCTGCGGCATGTCTCACTCTCTCATACGCTAGACTGCTTTCAGCTTTGCGAGTGTTGCTTTAGCCTCGACAATCTCCGCGTCCATTTTGACGACGCCATCGATGTCGCCGGCGGCTTCGGAGTTGCGCCTCGCCTGTTCAAGAATAGCGAGGCGCTTCTCCACCATCGACACGATATAATCGATGGACATCACGATCAGACCGGGACTTCTTCCCAGGTCAACCGGCCCGCAGCCGAGAAGACCGTGGACGAGGTCGTGTTGAGGAGGGCGAAGACGCCGCCCGGCGGCACGATGATCGAGCCGTCGAAGTTTTCGACGCCGACGTAGGAGTTCAGAAGCGAAGTGCTGGCCAGCGTGGTGTATGTGAGGCCGCTCGGGCTGGGGAGCGCGCTGCCCGCAGCGATGACGAGGTTGTTCGTCAAGCCCGTCAACGCCGTGGCACCGGCGAAGCCGCGGACCTGCGAGCCCGCCGCGATCAGCGTCTTGGAATTGTATGGCGTCAACCCCGTGGAGATCGCGCCGTTGCCGGCGCTGACGGCCAACATGAACGCACCCGGACCCGCACCCGAGGTCAGGTTGTTGGCGACCACGGTCAGCATCGCCCGGAGCAGGACGACGTTGACCGTCGAGGACAGCGGGTTCCACACGCCGAGGATCGGCGTCGTCGTCGCCGTCAGCGTGATCGTGTTGGCCGACAACGCCGCCAGCGACGTGTGGCCGGTGAAGTAGGTGTTGCCGCGATAGTTCTGCTCATACATGTCGCCATGAAGCTGCGACACCAGAACGTCGCCCTGGCGACCCTGACGGATCGGCGGGTTGACGCCATCGCCCACGTTGACGGGGCCAGTTGTACCCTGAATCAGCATTGAAGTCTCCGTTACTGGTTAAAGAGGGTTGGATCGTCTCGGAATGCCTTGTCATCGTCGGGCATCACCGAGTTGATGCCGAGATAGTAGGGAAGGTCGGTGAGTTTAGCATTCATCAGCTTCAACTCACGCACGATGTTGTTGAGGGCGTCAACAATACCATCGTCTTTGGTGCCGCTTTCGTCTGTCAGCACACGCAGGCGGCCGAGACCATCAACGACCATTCGCCGAGCGCGCTGCTCGAGGTCGGCGGCGCCGACAAGGACGGGGGCTCGGTTCGCCGTGGCCGGGATCAGCGAGCCAGCGAGAGCCGTGGTGCCGATGACCTGCGTGTTCCCATTGACGTCGGTGAGGATGCGGCGGACGTTGGCGCCGTCGGAGCCGGAAATCTGAACGGGGTTGTTAGCACCGTGGGCGCTGCCTGCGGCAGTTGGGCCGAATGCGTTGACGCCAAGCTGGGCGGAAGCCGCGTTGACGGCCGTGCCCGCAATGGAGGTTAGGTTCATAGTCCCAGCAACAGCTTGCGTGCCAAAGTTGATGAAGTTGTAGGGCTGCCGCCGTAAGTAGATGTTGCATAACAACTGAGAACTGCTGCTCGTGGTGTTGTAGCCAAACCGGAAATACGGAGCGATGACTGGAAGAGCGTACAACCCCGATGTCTGAATATTAGTGTCCATCGAGACAAGGGCGGGGGTCGTGCCGTGAAGCTGGTACGCCTGTGCGGTAAACCAGTTTACGTTGTCCTGGCTGTACTGGAGGTAAAACGGAGCGCCTGAGAATCCGTTAAGCTGATGTATCAGAACGGACTGGAAGCCGGTCGCGTTGAACCAGAAGAACGGCCCGCTAAATGAAGCTGGCGAAGGCTGCGGTCGCATGTAGATGACCGAAACCTTGTCAGCCGTCAGCAGCTTTCCGTCGTCATCCAGCAGCAGGCGGCGGATGGCGCCCGTCGAATCGCCGCCTGCGATCGGCATGGGCGTCGAGGTGTCGATGGGCAGCGGGTAGTTGGGGTGCAGCCCGACAAGCTGGAGGGGCTCGTCGTTGCCCGTCGCAGCTATGGCCGTGTTGATCTGCTCGGCCGACTGCTCGATGCCGAGAACTTCAACCTGCATCGAGCCGTTGATGACGTTGATCGGGTCGTTGCCCTGGTCGATGCGGACGGGGATGGGGTTGTCTTTTGAGACATCACCATCCGACGTGCCATCGCCGCCAAGCGTAAGCTTGACACGCTGGTAGAGGACGCCGTTGACGTCGTCGGCTGCGGCAGTTGCGCCACTGCCTGGGGTGATTGCGACGTTGTCGGCCATTCTTAAGCCACCGTGAACGAGAAGATGCCGTTCGCGTCCCAGATGATCTTGAAGTCTGTGCCAGCGCCAGCCGACTGCGAGCCGTCGAAATCGATGAACGCCAGCGGCGGATCGTTCGCGTCGGTGTCGTTGTAGATCACGCCGAACGAAGCGGTGATCGAACCTCCGGAAGCCGTCAGCGTGACGTCATCGGCGTCGAATCGCGCGTCGTTCGTAGTGACGGTCGTCACCGCGACGTTCGCGAGCGACGGACCGCCAGCATTGTATCCGGTTCCCGTCGTGGCCTCGGTGCCACCGACACCCGCGAGCGTCGTATGCGTCGCGTTGAAGGTCGCCGACGTGTAGAGCTTCACCTTGTAGGTGTCGCTCGGCACGTTGGAGCCATCCGCGAACAGCTTGGACGTGTGGTTGTACAGGCTGATTGTAACTGCCATTTGAGAGGCTCCTAGAGCTTGGAGACGCGGACGCCGGGATAGGAGATCTCCGATCCGGCCTGACGGTCGCGACGCTTGCCCTGCGCGCGTCGTAGACGATAGGCACCCGACAGGGTGACGGATGTGTGCCGGACCAGAGCGACGTTGCCGAAACGCGCCTTCGCGGCCTTGGCGACGCTGTCCACGTAGCGATAGCGGCTGTCGTCCACGATGAACGGCGAGCCAGACTTGGTCTTGCCGACCTCAAGCCGCCGCGCGTAGGGCTGCGTGTTCGCCACGACGAAGGATTGCGTGTCGTGCGTGATCGCCGAGACCTGGGCCTCGACGCCATCGACCAGCAGGACGAAAGATCGCGAATAGACGCCGCTATCCCCGCGCACCGCGCCGCGCTCCAGCGTGTCGAGGAGCCATGCGGCGATCTCGCGGAGGTACTCGTATTCGATGATGATGGTGGACTTGTCCGTCGCCGCGTCGATCGGCGCACCGCGCCGTCCGTCCACGATGGTTTCGGTGGTCGGCGCGATACCCGCGCGTTGCGTCTGCTCGGCCAGGACGCGTGCCTTCTCGCGGCGCGCGGCGTCTTCCAGCAGCGCCTCGACCTGAGCCGGGAACAGGTTCTTCGATGCCACCGTGATCTCGCGCGCAAAGACGCGCGGCGAGCGGTAGGCCCTCATCCCCGGCAGACCATGTTGTAGCGTTCGACCGCCTCGGCGACGCGCACCGTCTCGACCGACTGCACGTTGAGCAGCCGTCCTTCGAGCAGCAGCTTGTCGTCGCGGCGCGGAGGAGCCGGCCATTGCGCGGCGTCGATCTCGGCGTGATGCGCGATGACCTGCCGGTCGCCCTGCTGGAGACCAGACCCCGGCACGATCTCCTGCGCCCTGAACTGACGCGCGAAGACGCGCAGCGTGACCTCGTGCCAGACCTGGTTTGAGCCGGTCCCGGTCAGCCGCCGCAGCTGCGCGACCTGCCCGAGCCGGTCAATCGCGCCGCGTGTGTTCATCGCACGTTGGCGCGGACCGAGACCACCGTGGACCCGGCATAGGTGCCAGTCGAGACCACCGTCGCGCGCAGCCGGTCGCCCAGCGTGCCGTCGAGCGCGGTGTCGGCGGCGAGGCTACCGGCGGTCGCGGCGGCGATGCGCGGCGTCAAGCCGGAAACGGTCATCACCTTCTGAAGCCCCGAGGTCGCGAAATCAAAGCGCGCGATCGGCACCCAGGTCACGCCCTGATCGAGCGAGGTCTCGACCACCGCATAGCAGGATGTGCCGCCCGAGCCGTAGGCTAGGCGCGCAGAGAGCGTGACCGCCAGCGCGCCGCTGAGATCATCGACAACATCGCCGACTTGCGTCGCGGCTGCGCCGATGGAGAAGTCGCCCAGGCTGAACGTGCCGCTCATACGATGACCTCGCGATAGGGATTGAGCAGCGCCACGACGCCGTCAGGAAGTGGCCCGCCGCCATTGCGCGGATCGAGCCAGGATTGCGCGCCGATGCCCTCGACGCTCTCGGAGCGGAGCGAAGGATCGCGACCGCGAAATGCGTTCATCGCGACCACCAGCTGCGTTGCCGCGCGTTCGATTGCGGGCGCGACGCCGTCCGGCAAATCGTAGCCCGCGACGTAGGTCAGGATGACCTTGACCGCCGGCCAGCGCGCGCGTTCGTCATTGAACAGCCGGTAGGCGAAGCTCCGGTCGATCTCGTAGTCGGTGGCGGCGAGCGTCACGCCGTCCTCGACCACGCTCGTCACGCTGAACACCGGCCAGCGCGACAGCATGATGACCTCGGACGAGGCCGAGAGCCGCAGCGTCTCCGCGACGGTCTCGCGACCGAGCGGACGCCCGAGGTAGTCCGCGATGACGGCGCTGGCTTGATCGATATAGGCCAGCAGCCGCGCGTCGTCGCTCGTTCCCGAGATCGACAGTTCGCGCTTGACCGCGTCGAGCGAGGTCAGGCGCGAAGATGTCGCGGGGACGAGGACGGAGAGCATCAGATCACCGTGATGATGAAGCGGCCCGTCTTCGTGTCGCCGCCCTGCGCCAGAACGATCTGGACGCGGTCGTCCGCAAGGCAGATCAGATCAGGCACCGCGTGGTTGCTGGCGGTGCCCGTGAAGAAACGATCCGTCCCGTCCTGCTCATGCGTCGGCTGACGCGGCGCGCGCGTACCGCTCGCGCTGATGTCGGACTGCGTCCAGAGACCTTGGCCCGTCGCCTCGACGGTGATCGCGAAATCGACCGTCGCGGCGTAGGGATTGGTTCCGTCCGCGACATAGGCGATGGACGAGATGGCCCCGGTGATGGTCGGCGAATAGGCCGTTGCTGACCCGTCCGCCGCCGTCGTCACCGAAACGCTGAAGCGCTCGACCTTCATCGACGTCACTCGACGACGTAGTCGAAGATCACATCGATATGCGTCGCCGTCGTCACGCTCGAGCCCGTCTTACCGACCAGGATCGCCGTGCCAGCGTCGTTCGCGGTGTAGCTCGCGCCATCGGCCAGGACCGCCGCGCCCGAGCCGCCGTCCGTCAGGACGGTGGACTGCGTCAGGCTCGCTTGCGCGAACGCGACCAGCTTGCGCGAGGTCGTGGAAGTCCCGGTGACGTCAACCGTCGTCACCGCGCCAGCAGCGCCGCCGACCGAGATCGCCTTGCAGCCGATCATCCGGTAGCTCTTGCCCGAGATCGCGGGAAGGAGCGTCGCGCCCGCGTTGATCTCAGCGACGGTGAAACGCTGGCGCTTGTTGAGGATCGCGCCGCCGCTGATGTAGCCGCCCGAGATGCGAAGCTCGCCCCCGATGACGGAGAGCGCGCCGCCCTGCGCGTCGTAGTTATGCGTGGAATAGCTCATGAGAGCACCTCGTTCGGTAGAGAGGGCGGCGAGCCGAAGCCCGCCGCCCAGTCAGATCAAGCCGGCGGGTTCGCCGACGGGGCGGTCCGGGCGTGGCCCAGAACCCACACCGCCGAGAGCAGCGCCGCGCTGGCGTTGCTGGCCGGCGTGATGGTCGCGCGGACGTAGCGCTTCCCGCCGACATAGCCGATCTTCCGGCACTCGTTGTCGTCATCGAACTGGAAGCCCGCGAGGGCTTCGGTGCCGAGGAGGAACGTGTCGGACACCGCCGCCGCGTCCGTCAGCGTCGCGCTGTCGCCGTCCTCGATGAGGACGACGAACGTCGCATCCGAGTCGGCAATCGAGCCGGTCGCGATGACCAGCTCGATGCTCTCGTATCCGCGCGTGTCGAGGATCTGCGACACCTGCGCGGTGTTGTCGGACACCGACACGGGCGAGATCGCCCGCTTGATGTCGATGTTGTTGTGGAGGTCTTTGGAGGCCATTGGAATGGTCCTTTCTCGATCAGGATCAGAGGGCGACGTTCTGGAGAACGATGGCCTCGGGCAGCACGACCTGACCGCCGACGCGACGGCGGAAGATCATGCGGACCGCGCCGCTCGTCGCCTGCGTGTACGGATCGCGCAGCATCTCCATGGCGATGCGATCCACGATCACATAGCCACGGCGGAAGTCGCCGAACGCGACGGGCTTGGCCGACGCGCCGACATCCGGCATGTCGGCGGCCTCGACGTAGGGCGCGCCGTTGATCGTGTTGGGGACGCCGCCCGCGAGGCCAGGAGCCCACAGATACTCGCCGTCGCCATCCTTGAGGCGGCGAATCTGACCGATGGTGCTGCGGTTCAGCATCCACACCGCCGCGCGCGCGTAGTCGGTCTTGATGCCGTAGTAGACCGACAGCAGACCGTCAGCCGTCAGCGCCGCCGCCGCGCCGCTGTTCACGGTCGCGATGGAGGCGTTGTTGAGGAAGCCGAACGGACGACCGACGCCAGAGCCCGAGAGGAACGCCGCGCCTTCCGCCTTCGCGAACTGCTCGGTGGCCTCGGCGCGAACCTCGGCCTCCATGTTGAACGCCGTGTCTTCGAGCATCTGGTTCGTGATGTCGCAGAGCGCGAACATCTCGTGCGTCGGGATCTCGTCCATGCCGTAGGTCAGGCCGGTCGTTTCCGACTTCGTGCCCTGCTCCTGGACCCACTGCGCGGAGAAGGTGCCCGTGCGCTTCGGCAGCTGGATGGCCTTCTGCGTGGTCTGGCGCGTGCGCGCGACCGCGCGGAACGGCGTGATCTCGACGACGCCCTTGATGATTTCGCGGACGTACTCGGTCGGCGCGAGGTAGCCGCCGAGCGTGTCGGGCGCGAGCGACAGGGTCTTCATCTCGGCCTGCACGCTGTCGAGCGACTTACGCTCGCTCTCGGACAGCGAGCCGTCGCCGCGCGCGATCGAGCGGACCACGGCGCGCATCCAGTCGTTGGCCCGGGCCTTGACCTCGTCGGCGGCCGGGGCGGACTTGCCCGAGCCCAGGCGGTTGAGCTTCGCGGCCAGATCGGCGGCGGTCTCGCTCGCGTTCTTCGCGGCCAGCTCGGCCTGCACGAGCTTCTGGTTCAGCGTCTCGTACTTCGACAGGCTCGCCTCGATGCGGTCGAGCTTGTCGCGCACGACGACGTCGGCGCTGCCCTTGCGCTCGATCTCGGCGAGGCGCGCGTCGTTGGTCTTCTTGAAGGCTTCGAAAGCGGAGCCGACAGCGTCGACCGCGCTCTTCAGTTCGCTGGTGTCCATTGGATCAACCTTTCGCGGAGAGGATGGAAGCCGCGCGCTTGAGCGACGCGACCAGAGCCTCGACCTCGTCGTCACGAGAGGCGTCGGCGGTATCGTCGCCTGCGTCGCGCAGGTGACGGCGGACCACCGCGACGAGGCTCTTCGCCTCGGCGATGGACATCTTGCGTTCGTCGCGCAGGGCGGCCTCCAGGCCGCGCGCGTCGAGGATCAGGGATGGCGCGCTCTTGAGATATGCGAGCTTCGCCAGCGGGTTCATCGGGTCGTCGACGATCGAGACCTCGCGCAGATCGATCGCCTTGAGCCAGCGGCGCGGCTCGCCCGTGCGGCCGGTGCCCATCTTCGAGCCGCCAGCAGGGACGCGATAGCCGATCGACATGCCCTTGATCGCGCCTTCGCGCAGGCGCGCGTAGGTCATCTTGCCTTCGTCTGTGTCCAACCCGATGATGCGGCCCTCGACGTGCAGGCCGTTCGTGTCCTCGGCCATCTTGTCCCAGACGCCGACGGCGCCCTTGGCGCGGTCGTGGTTGTAGTACATCGAGGGCAGGCCGCCCTTCGCGCTCCACGACGCGAGGCTTCGCGCCATCGCGCCCGGCGTGATCATGTCGCCGCCCTCGTCGATGTTGCCGTAGACCGCGCCGTATCCGGCGAATGAGCCGGCGGGCTTGTCGGGCGCGAACTTGACTTCGAGCGCGATGCTCGCGACGCCGTTGCTCATTCTCCGAGTTCCTCGATCCGATCGGCGATCCTGTTCGCCCATGCGCGGCCCGCGTCGCCGCCCCAGAGATCCCACGCGATGCGGCCGTTGCTCGGGAAGCCGGGCTCGCCTTCGCGGAAGCCCTCGGCCCGCTTGTCGACCTCGTGGCGCGCGAAGAAGCTGACCATCCGCATGATCGTGTCGCGCGGCAGGCGCCGGCCGTTGCTGATGTCGCGCGCGCGAGCGATGCCGATCGCGGTGCCGCCGCGGCCGAACTCGGAGCGCCACGCAAGCGCCCGGCGAGCGGCGGCGGCCATCTCGTCGGTGGGCTTCCACGGGTTCTTTTGGCCGTTGTCGTCGTCCTCGTCGTCGTCCTCGACGTCGACCGGCGACGCCACGTCCGCATCCGAGCCCTGGCCGGCGACCTCGCCCATGTTGAGCGGGAAGAGAGGCTTGTCGAGGCCGTCCAGCGGGTTCCACCCGTCGTCCTCGCGCGCCTCGTTTCGCGTCATCCAGCCGCCGCGGATCGCGCGGTCGTAGTACTCGGCGCGATCCTTGAGGCTGCCGCGCAGCAGTTCGCTGGTGTCGATCGTGAAGCGGAGCCCCGCGCGCCATTCGTCGTCGGTGAGGAGCTGCGCGTTCAGCGCGGCGGTGAGGGCCTTGATCTCGGGCTGAAGCGTGTAGCGGACATGCGCCGCAAAGAAGGCCTCGGCGCTCGCGAAGGTCGGTGAGTTGTTGCCGGCGTGGCCGAGCATGATCGAGAACACGCCCATGAGGCGCGCGATTTCCTCGATCTGGTGCTTGCGCGTTTCGAGGTGCTGCGCGTCGACGCCGGTCATCTGCGTCGGCGTGAACTTGAGGGCGCCCGAGGCCAGTACCGGCTTGCCGGTGTTCGCTGCCGATCCGTACATCGAAGCGATCGCCTGGCGCACGCGATCGCGCTGCTCCTCCGACGGGTTGCCGTCGAGCGTGAAAAGTCCGGTCGTGCGGACGCCGTTCTTGTGCAGAGCGGCTTGCGACCGCTCGCTGGCCTGGGCGAGACCGAGCGCTTGGCGCCCGAGCAGGACCGGATCGAGGCCGCGCGCGCTGTCCCACGACGGTGAGCGCAGATGGAAGACCTCGCCGCGCGAGAGCGTCAGGGTGCGGCTGTTCTCCAGGCTGATCGTGTATTCGAGTTCAAGGTCTTGCCGAACCACGATCTGCACGTTGTCGGGCTTGATCGGGATCAGCTCGCGGATCTGGCCGTTGACCACGTTCCGCCAGGACACCGCGCAGCCCGTCGACGCCTTGTGCATCATGGTCGTGCGCGTCCACTCGCTCGCGTCCTGCCATGCGTTCGTCTTGCGCGCGAACAGGTCGTAGAGCGGGTGATCGGTCGCCGGCTTCATGCCGCCATCGACCGGGCGCATCAGCACGATCGGCAGCTGCGCGATGCCGTCGGCGATGACCATGACCGCGCGATAGAAGGCCGGAACCTGCAGCGCCGTCGAGATCGTGACGGGCTCGCCGGTCCAGGACTGGCTGTAGCCGAATGCGGCGTCGAGCCAGCCCTCGGTGAACTCGACCGCCTTCTTCTCGTCGCGGCCGAGCAGCCGCTCTATCCAGCTCAGCACGGCATCGCCCACGCCGCCGCCGGTCCGGCGACGGTCGGGTTCAGCGTCATGAGGTGCGCGGCGTTGAATGCAGCCATCAGCGGATCGATCTTTCCGTAGCCCGAGGCGGCGCGCTCGATCATCATCGCGGTCGAGGTGGCGCGGACCTTGGCGTTTCCGGCGCACCACGCCATGAGGCGCGAGCCGGAGTGTTTCAGCGAGCCGTCGACCAGCTTGCGCTCGACGGTCTTGGCCGCGTTCATCAATCGGATACCCTGAGGCACGCCGACGAGCAGCTTCGTCTCTTCCGAGACGCCGATCTCTGCCAGCGCGTCCACCGCGCCACCGATGCCCGCAGGGTCAGCGCCGACCATCGCGAGACATCCGGCGTCGAGGACTAGGCCGACATGCGCCTTGATCCACTCAAGGTCGCCGGGAAGCCCATCGACCACCGTCAGATCGCCGTCGCGCGCGAAGTCGCTGTAGAGCGCCGCGTTGGCCTTGCGCCGGTCGAGCCCCTCGGGGCTGATCAGCGCGTGCGCCCAGAGCAGCCAGCGGCGCGTCTCGCGCTCTCGCGCGATGACAGCGAAGCCGAACAAGTCATCGAGCCCGCCGCCGTCTATGCCGACCGTCGCCACCTCGGCGCGGTCGAGTAGCTCATCGAGCGAGCGCGGCCCGCCGTTGCCTCGGCTCCAGAACTGCGCCCCGGCCCAGCCATCGGATCGCAGCGCGACACCGATCTGAACGTTCAGATGCTGGCTGGCCCAGCGCCGTAGCTCGGCCTCGCTCGCTTCGCGCGCCGCCTCGTAGTCGGGGATCAGTCGCTCGACCGTGATCGACCGGCCGTTGTTCGGGGTGACGAGATGCCAATTCGCCGGATCTTGCCAATCGACACCCTCGGGGAACTCGTAGAGCACCGGAAGCAGCGGCGCGCTCAGCGTGCCGTCACGCACCTTGCGCGCCTTGCTCAGTTCCGCCGCGAAGACACCCGACGGCGGTCGCTCGGACTGGGTGGTGATCTGGATCAAGAACCCTTCGGGTTGCGAGATCAGGCCGCCGCGAAGCTGGCCGATGACGCGGTCTGCGTCGGGCGCTTCCGCGATAACGTGCGTTTCGTCCAGCAGGATGCCGGCGGGCTTCGTGCCCGTCACCACTTTCGGATCGAAGCTCTTGACCTTCAGGAACGCCTTCGTCTGCCGGTAGCTGATGCGTTTCAGATGGGACTGGACGTGGAACTTGGACGCCAGCACAGGGTCCGCCTCGATCATGCCGACGGCCTGGCCGAAGGCGAGATCCGCGATCTCCTGCGTCGGCGCGATGAGAAGAAACTCGGCGCGCGGTCGCTGGTTGACGAGCAGCGCCGTGAGCATGATCGCTGCGCCGGCCGTGGTCTTGCTGTTCTTCTTCGGCACCAGGACGAACGCCTCGCGGATCTGCCGCTGACCGCCGACCACCGAGCCGAACAGCGCCTTGACGATGTCGCGCTGCCAGTCTCCCGCCGCTTCGCGCATCCTCGGCTGGCCGGGGACGTCCGGCAGACGCAGCGCGTCGAATATGCCCGCCGCCTTGCGCGCGGCGTCCTGGTCAAGCGGGAGGTCTGGAACCAGGGACCGCCCCGACCGGAGCCGGTCGCCCCAGTCTCGGCAGGAGGTATCCCAGGCCATCAGTTCGCCAGCAGCTGCTCCCAGTCGGTGCCGCGTTCGGCGGTCGCCGCGATTTCCTCGGCCTGGGCCTTCTTCCCGGTCGCCTCGGCCCGCGCGTGGACGTAGGGCGCGGCACACTGCGCCATCCGGTCGCGACGCGCCGCGTCAGCGGTCGGATCGCGCATGACCGAGAGCATGTATTCCAGCGGCGACATGCCGATGAGCATGGATTCGGTCAGCACCATCTTGGCGACCGGCTGCTCGCCCTTCTTCGGACGCCCCGATCCTGGCTGCGGCCCGCTGCCGCCGGGTCGGTATCCGCCGCGTGGCATGTGTTTTCGCTCCGAAATGTTGAAAATATCGCCTGTTTTGGCCCTACAGGCCCCGTCGTTAACCTCTACCCAGGCGGAAAAGTCTCTGGGTGGCCCCACGTGCAT